ATTGGGACAAAGGCATTAACACTGATGCAATCCCTTGGGAAATATTGGAAGAGTATGCGACTAAAGATGCCGAGCTAACACTTGCTTGTTACCATGCACAACGAAAGCTAATGACTCCAGCCCAAGTGAAGCTATGCTTCTTAATGTGTCAGGACATGAAAATATTACAAGAGATGGAATCCAATGGTATACCATTCGACGAACAGCTTTGTGAACAACGAGCAATGGAGGTAGATGACAAAATATCAACGCTTAAAGGAAAACTATCCGCTATCTATCCCGACGTTCCTATTAATTTTGCCTCTAATGACCATCTTTCTGCCTTTCTGTATGGTGGTGTGGTTAGGGAAGATGGTAAAGAACATGTTGGGTTTTTCAAATCAGGCGCCAAAGCAGGTCAGCCCAAGTACAAAAATATTGTAATTGAACACGCCCTACCAAGGCTCTATGAGCCGCTGAAGGGTTCTGCTATGGCAAAGCTAGGTAACTTTGCAACAGATGAGGGTACGCTCCGTAAACTGCGTGGTAATAAGAATGTTGTTAACATGATCTTGGACCTCTCCAAACTGGAGAAGCTCAACGGTACATATTACAAAGGCCTTGTTAAACTGCGTGAAGAAATGAATTGGGAACAGGGTATGCTACATGGAAACTTTAATCAGACAACTGCTCAGACCGGACGGCTTAGTAGCTCAAAGCCAAACCTCCAAAACTTTGCTAGTGAACTCCAAGACATTTTTATTAGTAAGTACCATGATTGATGATGACGAGTACGAAGACTGCAGTTGGTGTCGCGGCTGTGGTGAGGGCAAATACGACGGGTCAGCCTGTGGTAGATGCCATGGTAGTGGTATAGAACCAAGCGAGAAAGAAGACGATGACTATGATGACTATGAAGGATGTGATGACTGAACACGAACAACTAGAATACAACGACGCCTTAGTAGCGTTTGCCTCCATCATTAGTACCAAAGGCATCCAGCAAGTGCTTATGGATTTACAACAACACTATCCCGAACACTTCTTAAAAGTGCAACGTAACATAGGTAAGTATCCTGCTAAACCTGCGGCAGCTTTGCTGCGTAAGTAATGCTAATCCAATGCGACGCATCACAACTAGAATGGCGAACTCTGCTAGAGCTAGCCAAAGACCAAGTAGGTATTGAAGAAATCTTAGGAGGTGAAGATACTCACGCTAAAAATCAAGAAGCTTTTGAGCTACCCAGTAGACTTATCGCAAAGATTTTTCTGTTTAGAACTATTTATCGCGGTTCTGGTTGGTCTTTTGCCAACGATCCCGACTTTATGCACGTATCTGCTAAGTCGGATTTCTGGGACGACATGAATGATAAATTCTACAGGAAATATAAAGGCATTAACGCTTGTCATCAACGATGGAAAGATACCTGCATGGCTGGTAACCCAATCATCGGCCCCCTTGGACGTAGTTGGACTTGTCCCCCCAAGCGAGACTATAGAGGAGAACTTAAAGTACCTTGGACAACTCTTACAAACTATCCCGTGCAAGGGACTGGTGCTGATGTTATGATGCTTGCACGCATCATGGCAAAGAAACGGATTACAGATGCTGGAATTGAATGTGATTTTATCTCTACTGTCCACGATAGCATTGTTGTGGATACACGTAAAGCTAACCTGGAACCGCTTAGAGACATCTTTGACCAAGTATTTGCTGACTTACCTAGCCGTATTAAGTCTGTATTTGGGTATGAATGGACTGTGCCTATGGCTTGCGAAAGTAAATTTGGGCCTAACATGAAAGATATGCATAAATTTGCTTGACATACCATCTAAAAGCATGGTATAATAATAGTATAGACACTAATATTTTAAGGAAAATATGAACATTACAATCTTGTCAATTGACATTAAAACTGTACCCACTGCCAAGGGCTCTTATCAAACTGCTGATGTAGCTTACAAGAACAACTCGTTCCAAGGTAAGGTCGAAGGTAAAAAGGTTATGAGCTTTGGTGCAACCAAGGACAGCTTTGCAACTCTTGCACAAGCACAACCTGGGCAAACCTATGAGGTAACGATTGTTAAGAATGACAAAGGTTATAACGACTGGGTCTCGATGGCGCAAGCGGTCCCTGGGGCGGCTAGTCCTGCGGCTACACCACAAGCTGGTGTTGCTGGTAAAGCTCCTGCAGCAAGCCCTCGTAGCACCTATGAGACCCCAGAAGAACGTGCCCAACGTCAGGTACTCATTGTGCGTCAAAGCTCTCTTAGCAGTGCTGCTACTGTGCTTACTGCTGGCGCTAAGACTCCACCTAGTGCACAGGCTGTGGTCGAGTTAGCCAAGGTGTTTGAGGCTTATGTGTTTGGTACGGAGGCTAGCACAGATGACGGTAGCATTGGTGCTATGCAGTCGGATGAGTTTCCAGACGTAAGTTAAGAGTTATGAGGTACACAGGTTTCTAGCCTTACGGGTATGCTAGACAAGCCCGTCCCTTTGGTGTACCTCACCCATTATGAGGGCTGTCAAGCCAGCGTTCGAGGATGTTTCTGCAGGGATTTTCTGGCTTTCTCCCCTGCCTTTGACGAGACCAAATCGAGGCCCCCTCCATTATGAAAATACCAACACATTTCAATTGGCTGGTGCTTTATGGACAGTCACACAAATACAAGACTACAATCTCTTAGGAAGTTGTAGCCGTGATACACGGCAAATCATTCTGAAGAAGAATGTTATGCAGGAACTTAAAGAACAGACGTTCTTCCACGAACTCATCCATGCAATCTACTACATGTTAGGTAGAGAGGACCATGATGAGAAAGAGGTAGATCTTCTTGCAACCTTTTTACATCACTACTTACAAACTGCGAAATATTAAATGGCTACAAAACCTGGACTATACGCTAACATTAAAGCAAAACAAGACCGCATTAAAGCAGGTTCTGGCGAACGAATGCGTAAGGTTGGTAGTGAGGGTGCCCCCACTGCTAAAGACTTTAAAGACTCCGCTAAAACCGCAAAGAAACCTAAGAAAGCAAAGTAATGACAGCAGCATGGCAAAAGAAGGAAGGCAAGAATCCTAAAGGTGGCTTGAACGCCAAGGGTCGTGCCTCATACAAAGCAGAGACAGGTGGTACACTTAAGGCTCCTGTTAAGTCAGGTGACAACCCACGACGTGCCTCTTTCCTAGCACGTATGGGCAACATGCCTGGCCCTGAAGAGAAAGATGGTAAGCCCACACGTTTGAAGCTGTCGCTACAAGCATGGGGTGCATCATCTAAGTCAGATGCTAAAGCTAAGGCTAAAGCAATTTCGTCACGTAACAAAAAGGCTAAATGACAACAGCGCTCATTGATGGGGAAACCCTTTATTGTAAAGCCTGTAACTCTAATAAATTAAAGACAGATTTTCATAAAGATGCTTCCTCAAAACGTGGTCATGCATATTACTGTAAATCCTGTGCTACTACTAAATCTAGGAAATGGCATAAGGATAATACAGACAATGTAGAATATAAACAAGCTCGTAGAGATTCTTATTTTAAGATGAAGTACAACTTAACATTAGAAGAACGAATCTCTTTATTGCGAGAGCAAGACAATGCTTGTGCAATCTGTCGTACACCTCTAAATCCACATGGTACTCATACACACACCGATCATTGCCATACAACTGGTAAAGTTCGTGGAATCTTGTGTACTAATTGTAATAGAGGCTTAGGACATTTTAAGGATAATATGAAGTTTTTAGAGAAAGCCGTTCAATATTTGAAAGGCAGCACATGACGACAGCCCTCGTGGATGGGGACATCGTAGCGTACCGTACAGCAGCCTCCTGCGAAAAGCAGGGGGTGTTGGTCGAGACGCAAGAAGTAGCGTTGCTACGGGCTGATGAACTAATGCGACGTATCCTGCAGGAAACTGAAAGCGATACGTACAAGACGTTCCTCACTGGTAGTGACAATTATCGTTACAAGTACAATCCACAGTACAAAGCCAATCGTAAGGATGTACCCCGCCCTGCCCACCTACAAGCAGTACGTGAGTATCTGTGTACTGAGTGGGGTGCTAGTGTAGAAGATGGTCAAGAAGCAGATGATGCAATGGGCATTTATCAAATGGCAAACAAAGAAACAATTATTTGTTCCATTGATAAAGACTTGTTGATGATTCCTGGAGAACACTATGATTTTGTTAAGTCAATCCGACGCGATGTTTATCACATTCCTGCTATGCGCCATTTCTATTGGCAGCTTATTATGGGGGACCGCACTGACAATGTATTCGGTTTTGATGGAATCGCACGACAAAAGGTTCCAAAGAAACTTGAACCAATCATGGCTCAGTTGGAAAATCTCGATGACGAGCTTGATATGTATGGGTTTGTTCGAGACCTTTATAACGACGACGACACACTAGTCAAGAACGGTATCTGTCTATGGATTCGCCGACAAGAGGGTGAAATCTGGATACCTCCAACATGAAAAAGAAAATAGAATGGACTGAAGGCCGAATCCGTTCTTTCATTACCTCTACATTACGAGCCGGTTCACGGCGCTGGCCTCCTAAGTACGAGACACTTAACTCTTCTAGAACAGAAAAGAAGATCAATGTCAAGACAGGAAGGTTAGCACAACACTATCGTTGTGCAAAATGTAAAGAGGAATATACTTCCAAGGATGTAGAAGTAGACCATATTAAACCAGTCATTGACCCAAAGAAGGGATTCACTACTTGGGATGACTACATTAAGCGTCTCTTCTGCACCGAGGATAATATGCAGACATTATGCAAGCCATGCCACTTGGCTAAGACTAAATTAGAAAAAGAAATATCAAAGAAATATGCTAGTAAATAAATCAATTGAAACTGCTAATGGTACTATTAAGTTTGAGGGTGAACTAGAACAGAATGAGCTGGACTTTGTACTTAAGATTGGACTGAACACTTTGCTAACAGCAGGTGCAATTCCCTTCACCACTAAGAAACCAGAAACAACTATTACTTCTGTCGGTTCTGAGAGTATTCAATGAGTAACATCTTGTTAGGAATAACAGGCTGCATCTACGTAGGTGTGGCTATCGATTATTTCCTTAAGAACAACACAGGCATGGCACTAGCGTTCTTTGCCTACTCATTAGCAAACGTAGGATTCATTTTAGCAAATGGCAAAACACTTAGTCCTGCCTGACGTACAGGCAAAACCTGGGGTTGACTTTAGTTACCTCAGTAAAATCGGTAGGTATGCTGTAGAGAAGAAACCTGACACAATTATTTGTATTGGTGACTTTGCAGACATGCCTAGTTTATCTAGTTACGATGTGGGCAAGAAGAGCTTTGAAGGACGCCGCTATGTCGAGGATATTAAAGCTAGCAAGGATGCTATGGTTAGCTTCCTGTCTCCAATATGGGACTTTAATGCACGAGCTAAAAAGAATAAAGAGAAACAATACAAACCAAAACTAGTACTAACGTTAGGAAACCATGAACACAGGATTAACCGCGCTGTCAACGATGATGCTAAACTTGAGGGGGTCCTTTCAATTAGCGATCTTGGATACGAAGAATATGGTTGGGACGTTCACAACTTTCTTGATGTCGTGGTTCTGGATGGTGTTGCTTATAGTCATTACTTTACCACTGGCCTCATGGGGCGCCCTGTCACTACTGCTGCAGCTTGTTTATCTAAAAAGCATATGTCCTGCGTTCAGGGCCATCAGCAGGGTCTTCAAATCGCTACGGGCTACAAAGCGGATGGGGGGCTATTAACCAGTGTGATTGCAGGCTCCTGCTATGAACATGATGAAGACTACATGAGTAGCCAAGGCAATCGCCACTGGCGTGGCTTTCTAGTCTTGCATGATGTACATGACGGTGAGTTTGACCTTATGCCTGTTTCTTTAAATTATTTGAACAAAAAATATGGCACAAGTTAAATTTGATACCGCCTCTATGATGCAGGCAATGGCTCCAGGACTTCCTGCATTCGTTGTAGACCACTTTAAAGGTCACATCGAACAGGAAATGAATAAGGCCATTGCTGAAGCACATAAGAAGGCTTTAGAAACACTACCTAAACATGTTGAAACTACAATCTATAATATGTTTGACCCCACATGGGCACAAGACAAGATTCAAGTTGTAGTTGATTTACGGACAGATAAACATGCTAAATGAAGTTGACATTGAACATTACAAAGAACTAAACACAACACAACCTGATCCTGTAGAGCATCCTGCACATTACACCATGCACCCATCTGGCATCGAATGTATCCAGATTACGGAGCACATGGGGTTTAACCTAGGCAATGCTCTTAAATACATCTGGCGTTGTGATCTTAAACAAGATGCCGTAGAAGACTTGCGTAAAGCTATGTGGTATATTAACAGAGAATTGGAAAAAAGGAATGACAGCGGTAAAACTAATTTGGACAACGCCTGACGGAGAGCGTCTTGTTGCTCAGATGGCACGAGTGTCTAATCCAGAGAATGAAAACAACACAGCAACTGCACCAAAGTTAATTAAATATCTTGCAAAGCACAAGCACTGGAGTCCATTTGAAATGGTGAGTGCTTGTATTGAAATTGAAACTACACGAGACATTGCAAGACAAATCTTGCGTCATCGTAGTTTCTCTTTCCAAGAGTTTAGTCAACGTTATGCAGAAGCTTATATGTTTGAGACAGGCGAGTGCCGACTACAAGACAATAAGAATCGACAAAATAGTTTGTTGAATGAAGATCGTGAGCTTGCAGATGAATGGGAACATCAACAACAGCTTGTACTGCAAGCGGCTGTAGATGCTTATCAGTGGGCTTTGAAGAATAACATTGCTAAAGAAGTAGCTCGTAAGGTTTTGCCAGAAGGTATGACGATGAGTCGTATGTACATGACAGGAAACTTGCGTAGCTGGATTCACTATCTTTCTGTAAGGCTAGACCCAAGCACACAGAAAGAACATCGTGAGGTAGCACAACTAATTAAGGTAGCTTTGGAACAACACTATCCAAATCTAATGGAATATGCTAATGCTGTCGATGATTGATGTTAAAGAGCTAATTGTAGCTAAAATGGACCCCCTAGAATTTCTAGATGCGCTTGATATTTCTTTCCAAGAGCTTGTTGATAAGTTCACAGAAGAGATTCAAGACAACTGGGAAGACGTTATTGACTCGCTTAACGAATGAAAACCACATCTCACAATCCTGTAGAATCAATTGAACAGCAGCATTACAAGAAGAAATATCTAACTCGTAAGCAGCAAGAAGAGGAGGCAAAGGATGCCATTAGACGATACAACCATGAAGAAGTTGGCAGAAGTG